CGCCGTCGATCTGCTTGGTGAAGTAGTCGCGCAGATCTTCTATCACTTGTTTCTCTTCTGGGCTCATGGGCGTCGGGATTTCTCGGCGGCAAGGTCAGCTTTGGCACGCATCAGATCAAAGGCAAGATTCTGAATCCTCCACTTGAGGCACAAAAAACTCGCCCCGGCGCCTACGACAAACCCGGCGGACAGGGCGAGCAGGATGATCATCGGAGATCAGTTATGCGGAGCGGGCGGAGCGCCGAACCGCTTCTCGTTTGCAACCGTCCGGGCGGCGACCAAAGCCTGTTCGGCGACGGATGCCTCTTCCCCTTCGAAGCTCTGGATGATCGGCAGCAGGGTGTTGTCGACCAGGGAAATAATACCCTCGGCAGCCGCGATGACAGCGGCGGAACCGGGAACGAAGAGGGCGGCGGCGGCTCCGAGCGCGTTGGCGATCTCGGTGATCTGTTCAGCAGTGATATTCATGACGTGAGATATTGGCTAGGTTGCGGTTGACCGGCGTTACTGCGCCCCGGCGTGGGCAGTTCGGAAGGCAGCGACGTTGGTAGTGACGCTGACGAGGGCCGCGACAAGCCCATCCAGCTTAGTTTGAGCTGCGGTCTTAGCGGTGCCGTCAGCGTTGGCCCCGGCCGCCTTGTAGGCGTCGGCAGCAGCAATATAAGCATCGCGGGCGGCGTAGGCATCGCGCACCCACTGACCCTCGTTGGTGGATATGCTTTTCGCCAGCACGGCGATCTCCGGCCATTGGGCGAGGAAGGTGGCATTGGCGCTTTGCCACGCGACAAATCCGTCCATGGCGACGATGGCTTGGTCGATGGACTTGTCGGCTTGGAAGATCACGGGGTCGGTGTAAGCACCGCCCGGAGCGAGCGTGACCTTGGACGTGGCTGGGCAGCCGGCGAGCGCGAAGGCGAAAGCCGCGAGGAGCAGAACTGGGATGTAGCGATTGGAATTTCTCATGGGTTGATGGATTAACGTTGGAGCTGCAGAAGGGAAGCTAAGCAGGCGTCACCGTTGGGCCAGGGGTTGTAACGGCAGGCGTTTCAACGACCGTGGCGAGAGGGACGATTTTGACAGCCGTGGCCGGCGGGGATGTCTGAATGGGGACGGTGGCAACGGTTGGAACAGAGGGTCCGGCAGGAGAGACCTTCTGGATCTGGTCAACGACTTCGCGCACGCCAACGCCGGCAAGGCCCAGCGCGGCCGCGGTGCCGATCGAGATATTCGAGCCGGTCGAGTAGTGGCTGATCACGTCCAGCAAGGCGCCCAGGAAGGGAGCCATAACCGGCAGCCAAAGCGTCGGGATCTTAGGCACGAACATCTTCACCGCCTGAATGATCAAGGGGGTGAAGATCGGAATTAGGGAGAGCTGCCAGGGCAGGGGGGGCGCTGAGGCCGGCGTCGTCGCGGCTGCGGCGCCCGTTGTCGTTGCTACTGCTTGTCCATAGGCGGTGGCAGCGAAGACCGCGCAAAAAAGCCAGAAAATCCAACGGCGGACTGAAGATTGTTTTTGCATGGCGCTACGAGCTGAAGTTGTAGGGTGTGGTGACTCCGTTTTGCGTCACTTGGACTCCAGTGACCGCACCGTTGGGGGCTGAGTTGATAGTCAAGGTAGCCGTGTCAGAGGTGGCCGATCCGGCGTTATTGGTGGCGACAACGGTGTAGACGCCGGCGTCACCAGCCGAGACGCTGGCGATGGTGTAAGCGGAGTTGGCAATCCCGGTCACACCAGCAGGCAGGGCAATTCCGGTAGCTCCAGGGATGTTCGTCCCGTTCTTCTGCCATTGGTAGGTTATAGGCGTAGTACCGCTGATCGCTATCAGGTAAAACGTCACCGAATGCCCAACAACGGCCGTCCCAGTGCTGGCGCAGGCGGAAGGAGCTAAGACGGCGAGCGCCACGAAGATGAGCGCGAGGAAGGACAGTTTGGCGGTTTTCATGGGATGGATTTCTTTCGTTGATCTATTGTACGGTCTAAGCGAGAGAGATGAAGTAGAGACCGGAGCCAGCGGACGGAAACAAAGTTTTTCCGTCCTCCAAGGGTGATCGTATAACAGCCTCCGGAATTTAGATAGAAACGGATTTCGTGCACCCACCTGAAGTCCTCTCCTGATTCAATGCCAATCTTTTGGCGCAGGAGGTTGAGGTCGGGCGAGGTCATCAGGCATAGGCAATGCCGCTTCCGCTTGCCAGCGTGATCGAAGTGAAATTGCCGTAGACGGTTCCGCCGGCGGGCACCGTGATGCCTGTCATCGCCCCGGTGATGTTGCTCGCGACAAAGGTGCCGACCGTGGCGGTGGTGGCCTGGAACGAAGTCCAAGCGCCCGTGTGGGCCCCTGTGTCGTTGATGAACAGGCCGGCGCTGTGGCCGCCGCCCATCAGACCGCCCGACTCGTCGACGGCGAGCAGGACAACTTTGCCGGACGGGGTTTTCCCGATCGCTACGATCTGGGCTCTGTCTTCTGGTGCAACTCCAAGGAGGCGTGTGGACATGGTGAAATGATGGTTAGTATCCGACTGGTGTGTAGATGCGGTTGTTGGGAACTCCGATTTGGCCGAGCTGATCCTTTGCCCACTTCTCTCCCTCTTTGCCCTTTTGGTCGACCTGTTTCTCATCCTTGCGTGAGAGAAATGAGGGATATTGCATGAATTCCTGAATCGCCATCGGGATCAGGGATGGGTGAATGAATTGATCGGGGACGAAGACCGGGCGCGCCGACTGGAGATCAGTGAGCGTCAGAAGCCGCGGCCAGAAGGCGAGGCGGACATTGACGGCATACGCTTGGTCCGGCGCCGGCGCGAAGCGCAGGACAACGAGCGGAGTCTTGCCCTGCGACTCTCCGAATACCTGGGTCCACCACGCTTGCGGCTGGCCGACGCTCTGCTGGAAGATCCAACTGGCATCGTTGCCGTTCGCCCGAATCATGTCGGTCCGCATGAGCGGCGTGAGGGCGGCGTTGGCGAAGATCGGATTGCCGATAATCCGGTCGAAGGGGTAATCGGTCGAGTAAAGCGCGTTGCCGTAGATCGTGGCCGAGGTTGTCCCGGTCGGGCCCATGAAGGGATTGAGCAGCGATACTGTCTGGGCAATCGGATCGATCGCCATGATCTGATTCCACCCCTGATCGCCATCGAGCACGATGGTTTGGCCGATCTGGTTGGCGGCCAAGACGATTCCGGTGAGCGTCACGCCATACTGGATGGCTCCGATGCCTTGGATGATCTGCGGCGCCGGCAGAAGGAAGCCCTGCGTCTGTTCCTTGAAGTAGGCCGGCAGCGCATTGAAGAGCCGCTGGAGCGCGCCATTGCAGGCAGCGATAACATCCTCCTGCTCCGACATAGAAAGTCGGGTGACGTCTCCGGTGCGGGATCGGCGGGCAACGCGAGCGGCAAGCTGGACTGTCGAAATACTCATGCCTGGACCTTTCGTGGTGGCTTGGTGCCGCTCTGGTCGACGTTGGGGAATCCACCAAAGAGCCCGAGCCGTTGCATGGCGGATTGATAGTCAGCCGTCAGTCCGGCCAGAATATCCGGCCGGCTAAACTGGCTCGACCTCGTAATCAGATAGCGGGCGATCGGTAGGAAGATCGATTCGCCGTAGTTTTGCGAGATTGGCAACAACGCATTGGTCGCCAGATCCGCCGCCGAGTAAGAAGTGGCTGCGTCGACCACCTCGACTGCGAGCGTGGCTGGCAAAACGGAAGCTGCCGTCGGAGGGGCCAGCCAGATGTTGACCTGCTGGATGTTGCCGGCCGATCCTTGGCGCAGATACTCGACCCAGTACGCCATCGGCGTGCCGGCGATCGAACCATAGTCTGTTCCGCCAAGGAAAATCCTATCGAACTGATCGATTTCACCGCGGGACTCGAGCGCGCGAAGCGGGATCGAATCGTTCAGCCGGACCGGGCCGAGTACAGCCTGAACTCCAGCGATCGAATAAACGCTCGTTCCAACCCCGAGAGTGAGCAGGAGCTTTTGCCGGGTGAAATAATCCTCGCCGGCGCTCTGCAGGGTTTGCATCGCCCCGTTGATGGCAATGATGACGTCCTGCTGCATCAGATCCGTGGCAACGCTGACATCCTCAATGCCGAGCTTGCTGAGGAGATCGCTCTGGGCTGCTGCGAGGGTAAGTGGCATTGGGAGTTAGTCGACTTCGACGAGCTGCTTGGGGCCCGGCTTCTTCTTTAGCCGTTCTGGGGCGAACCGTTGCAGAATCTCTTCGGCTTGCTGGGCGGTAATCGATGGGGCTGCGGCTGCCTCTGACGAGAAAGCCACGACTTTCACCGACGGGAACATGCCTTCTCCCTCCCGCAGCGCCTTGTCGATGACGCCGTTGAATTCTCGATCCGTCAACTCGCGACCCAGGTAGATGAAACAGCCGTGGGATTGTGACCAGAGGAATCCCCGGCGCTTGAAGCCGTGCACGATGGTGCGGCCGCCGACCCAGATAATTAACCGTGTCATAAAGTGAGGGGCGACCGGCCGAAACCGGCCGCCCCGTTTTCCATCCCATGAATGCCTGCTAGACGACCACAGGCAAACCCAGCTCCGGATAGTTGAGCGCGTGGCGCAGCCGGACGTAGCCCGGGATTACGCCGTTCACGTTCTTCCGGAGAGCTTGCCCGAAGACCGACGTGATGAACGTCCGCATCTGGAAGCCGCCTTCAATCAACCACTCCGAACGCTTGTTCCGCATGGACCCGTAGCCGCGCAACGCGGAATTGGATCCGGTCATGATCGTGTCTCCGAACGGAACGCCGAAAGCGTTGCATTGGATGATCGTCGAACCAACCGGATGCACATTCGTGTGCAGGCCCGCCCACACGCCGCTGTTCCAGATCACGCTGCCCAGCGTGCTGACCATCCCGCCGGCGTTGCTCGGTCCCAGCCGATTCAGCACCGTGATGTAATTGCCCTGGTTGCCGGTCGTGTACGAGTACATGCCGACCTTGCCCGGGTCAACTGCCGCGTTCTTCGGGTTGACGATCAGGAAGTACGCCGTGGCGTAAGTCGGCGTGAAGATGTCCGCCGGCAGGAACTCGAAGGCGAAGTTCTCGAAGAACCGGAAATAATCGACCCGGGTTCCAGAATTGACGCCGCCGCCGGTGACATTGAATACCGCCGTCCCGGCGTTGATCGCAGCGCCCAGATACGCCTTGGGGTTCCAGAAGGAACCGACCCAAGCGTCGCCGTCGTTGTCGATCGGGTTGAACTCCCGAATCGTGTGCCCGTCGATCTCCGCATAGCCGCCGGCCCACAGCGGATTCTCGTCCCACTTCTCACGCGGCATCGCGTCCCTGAGTTTGGCCTGATAATCCGAATCGGCCTTGAGGCTGAACAACCCGGGGGTGGTTCCGAGCATCAGATACTTGTAGATCTTGACGCCGCGGATCGTTCCGACTTCGGCGGGGGTTCCGCCGAGCGGCTTGAGAGCTTGCCCCATGTAAAGCAAGTCGGCGTAGACCAGACCGTCGGCCGTCTTCAGGAGATCCTGATTGGACTTGCCGCCGCCGATAAGCAGGTTTTGCGAACCGCCGCGCAGGCGGTACAGCATGCCAAGGCGGGCGGATTTCTCGCGGCCCATCCACTTGCCAAGCTCTTCAGCCTGCCCGTTCCGGATCTCGTTCTGGGTGCCCAGGAACTCGTCAGTCCGTTGCGTGATCGACGTGGCATTGCGGAGGAAGTCCGCATCCACTTCGTTCGACGAAATCAGGTCCGGCTCGTAATCCGTGGAGTTTTCAAACAGGTCGTCTCCGCTCTTGCCCTTGCCGAAGTATCCGGCGCGGGAGGTGATACGGAATTTGAGACCTTTGCCGACCGCCGTGTCATTGATGACGCGGACGGGGGATTTCTTGTTGTCGCCCTCGAAGGGGGCGAAGAAGTCTTCCGATTGGTCGAACACGTCGACCATTTTTTGCCACAGGATCCGGACCGAATCCGGGCTCATGTTGGCCAGGGCTGTCCCTGTATTGGGTGTATTGATGTCCCAGCTCATCGCTGTGAAAATGATTGCAAACTGTTGCCCGCGGCCTGCGGGCGAGGCCAATCATCCTCCGCGCTTCGCTGTTCCATCAGGTCGGGAGCCCAAGTTCCTTGAGAACTTTAGTGAGATCCGCTGGCCCTTTGATGCTGCGAATGGCGGTATCGATCGGGTTTAACTGACCGGGCTGGGCTTTGGCAGTCACACTCGAGCCTGACGGGATCACATTTTTCTTGGGGCCGGGTGCAACCGGAGCGGGCGCTGCGGCCTTCGCTGCGGCTGGGGCGGTCTTGCTTCGCGGGGCGATTCTGAGGTTGCGTGCTGCCATCTGGGCGATGATGAGGGGCTTTTCCGGATCCCGGTAGGTGGGATCCCGATTGGCCTTCATGTCCGCCTCGATTCGCAGCATCTCCTTGCCGAATGCGCTGTTGGGATCGCCGGCAGCCGGATATAGATCCGTTGCCCGGCGTTCCGCCACCGAGAAGGTGCGATCGTAAGTCGCTTCCTGATTGGCGGCTGCGGTTTCGGCTTGGCGCTGAAGGTTGAAGCGGTGTTGGATAAGGTTTTCAACCTCCACGCTTTTCGCATCAGCGACCTCGAAATCCATTGCGGTGCTGGCTTTCTTGCGCTCGGTCCTTGCCGCGGCGATTGCGGCGTCGGTTTCCTCTATAGTTGCCGGCATGCCTGGAGCAGTCTCCGCTTCGGCTTCGGCCGGCTGGGTTTCCCCGAGCTGGTCCTGGGCCTTGGCGACTGCCTGCTGCAGCGTCAGATTTGGATCGCGCTTCTGGAAAGCAATTGCGAGACGGCCGACTTCGTCATCCTCCCTCAGTTTGAGCCGGGCCTTGACGGACTCGATGGGAGCGGTCTCATCGGTCGCTTCGGGCTCGGCGGCTGGTTCGGCGGCGGGTTCGGGAGCTGGTTCCGTGGCGGGTTCGGGAGTTGTGCCTTCGGCGGGAGTTTCCCCCTCGCTTGTCGGCGCCGGTTCCGTGGCAGGGGTTGAGCCCTCTGCTGGCGGTTCCGAATTGGCTTCCTTGGCGGCTGGAGCGGCTTCGACCGGCTGATTGAGTCCCGCCACAAGGGCGGCTAAGTCGGCCGGCGTTCTCGCATTTTGGATGCGTTCCGCGATTGATGTGTCCTGCTTTGTTGAAGAACTGGAAGCAGCCGCGGGCGCCGCTCCGGAATTAACTGCTGTTGCCTCTTGGGCTGAATGGGGAACTTCCCCGCCATTTTCGCTCATATTTTCGCACTACTCCCGTTACTCTCGAACAGTCAATGTAATCTTCCGTTTCATAATTCCCGCTTGACGGGATAACGCCGGAACCGTTCGATCCCTCCGTGCACCATTTAACCCTCTTGGAACAGGTCGATCTTGGGCCGCGTGACTGCATTGTCCCGGGCGAATACTACCTCGACGACGTGACGGGCGGCCACCTGATTGCCTTCAGCGGAAGCGGCCAAATGACGCCGCTCGTCGAGAAAAGGCCATTCGATTCGGAAAAGAATTGGAATGGAAAATCAATCCTCTTCATGCGGCTCGGAGGCTTCGGCGATCTGATTCTGCTCACGCCGGTATTGCGCGAACTGAATCGGCGCTGGCCGAACCTGAAGATCGCCGTTTGCACGATGGGCCATTACGCCGTCGCGTTGCACGGTCTGCCCTACGTCAGCCAGATCGTGCGCTATCCCTGTTCGAAGCAAATTGCTGAGACCTTCGACGCCTGGGTGTGGCTGGAAAATGCCATCGAGCGCAATCCCGCGGCGAGGACCAAGCACATGACCGACCTCTATGCGTCGATCGCCGGCCTGCCCGAAGATTTCGACAACAAGCTGCCGGACTATCGGGTCAGCGGGAACGAAGAGATTTGGAGCAAGGAAGCGTATCCTCGCACGCCCGGCCTTCCGCGCGTGGCAATTCAGGTCGGAACCAGCTCCGTTGCTCGAACCTATCACCGGAATGCGATGGGCATGGTGGTGAAGCAGCTACTCAACAAGGGATGGGAAATCTACCTGATTGGCGGTCGGAAGCCAGACGGATCTCCGGAGGTGGAAGTGCCGTTCCTTCCCGGGCTCAAGAATCTCTGTCTCGCCGATCTTTCCTTTCGCCAGAGCGCGGCGGTTGTCGATAAGTGCGACGCCTTTATTGGATCTGATTCCGCGTTCATCCATGTCGCCGGGGCGCTGGGCGTTCCTGCGGTCGGTCTCTATGGCCCGTTCCCATGGCAGCTCCGAACCGCCTACTGTCCGACCACCGTTGCGCTCCAGGGCACCGGACCGTGCGCGCCGTGCTTCCATCATGCGATCGCCAATCGCCGCAACGATTTCCCGGTCAACTGTCCGTCAGCGCACATGGGTTTCTGCGAGGTGCTGGCCGGCATTACGCCCGACAAGATCGTGCACAAGGTCGAGAAGATCGCGCGCGGGGCGAAAGCCGTGCTTGCGGAGCCGGTCGATGGCGAAGCCAAGGTGGTGAAGTTTGAAACGGCCACCGCCGATGAGCATTCCTGAACGAGTAGCGGCGGAGTTGTTACGCCGGGATCTGATGGACATCGGAGTTCTGCGAAACTCCGATTCCTTCAACCGGTATTTCATGCGCCGGCTGAAGCAGAAGGAGGAGGAGACACGCGATCATTTCGAGAATGATCTCCCCTCGGTGTGTACGAAGGATCAGCGCGAGGAGTATCGAATCAAGCTGCAAGCCTACAAGGAGCTTCGCACGCTGCTCGATACGGACGAATCAGGCGCCCTCGCTACTCTGGCTTCCAATCCCTCCGTCAGCGAACAGCCCACGGACATAAGAGGCATAAATATTTCCGGCCTTGGGATTGGTGAACGACCGATTGAACAACCCCGAGCTGCCGACGTCGCCGCTGCCGGGAAGCGTATCGGCACCGCCGGGTACACTTGATCCGCGCTGGCTGATGCCAAGATCCTGAGCGTGGTTTGGTTCTTCAGGTGCGATCGTGCGGGTGAGCCCGGTTTTCCCCATCGTGTCCGAAGCTCGATCCTCGGCTTTGCCCCAAGGCCCGGCCGGTGTTTTCATCGAAGTGGTGATCGTTCCGCCTGAATTGGCGCGAGGCTGATTGGCGGCCGCTGGTGCGGCGGCCGGTGCGCCGGTCATCGGGTTGGCTTTCTCTGTTCCGACGTTGGGGTTAACCGGCTGGCTTTGCGCGGCCTCCGGGGCAATCGTTCGCGTCAGCCCGGTCGAGGTCATCGCATCGGAAGCTCGATCCTCCGGCTTTCCCCATGGAGACGGACCGGCCTTTAGCCCAGTCGAGATTGTGCCGCCGGAATTCGGTCGCGCTGGATTGACGGTTGAAGGAGAAGGATTGGCCGCGGTTCCAACCGGTGCAGCGGCCTCCGGCGCATATTGACTGCCGGCCGGCTCCGGCTGGGCCTGCGTTACTGCGCCGGCAGGTTTGTTCCACCATTCGCCTTCTTGGAGCTGGGCCAATGGATTGATCCCGCCGGTCGTGCCTGTCTTCGGTTGAAGTGGCGCTTGCTCTCCCGATCGCCCTCCGCCGTTGCGGCCTGGAAACCGAGGGAATAACGGTCGGCCTGTTCGGGAGGGTTGCGAGCGACGGGTCGAGATCATGGGATTGGCGTTACTCCTTGGATGGTGATTTTACAAATTCATTCTGCGGCCAGCGCGAGCCTTTGGGATGTCGGCAGCGTTCCGTCTTCAGCCACAGCTTCAGCCCGAAGCAGCCGCAGACCTTGCAGCGGCCGAAGCCGAGAACCATTCCCCAGTTTTCGCAGGCTCGGCAGGTGTTGAGTCGCTGTTCAAGTTCTGCCGCATCCACTGTCGGGAAGCCTGCCGCTGCCCATCGAGCCATGGCGCCGGAGAAGTTGGCCGCCATTTCAATCAGGGTGGGCGGCTCCGGCGGCAAAGGCGGCGGGGAAATATTTGTAGCCTGCGGCGGCCGCGGCGGAGGAATATCAAGGTCCGGCCGATGAACGATCGGGGTGCCAACGATCGCTCTCATGCGAGGGTAACGTAGGTGTCATACCCGACCTGCGTTGGAACGTCCCCCTCGATGTCGAGGTTTCCCCCGCTATCAGCGAATCCGCTGACCGGAAGCGTCTCGAAGAGGGAATAACTGTCGACTCCGTAGAGGCTGCGCCAGACTTTGAGATTCACTGTATACGATACGCCCGGTAGCAGTCCGGTCGCCGTGATCTTGTATTGCGCCTCAACGTAGGCGAAAGAAAAGCCAGTCCGTTGCTGGTAGCTTGCGAGACAGCAAATTTGCGCGGGGTTTTCGGGCAGTGTGGGATCGCAGTTGATGGAATCAGTTGGAGCAATCTGGCACCATGACCCCCAGACCCCGGCGCTTGTTGCCCAGAGTCGAGTGAGGGCATTCCCCTCGGTGTCCTCGTTCGACAGAGTGCAGGTGTTGGACCCTCCGATGATTTCTCCCATGTCATCGTGCGGAACGCAGAGTCCCGTGCCGGTTAGGACTGCGGTGGTGGCGGTGTAAACCAATGTCGTTCCCCAAAAAGAATAGGGCACAGATGGGGAGCTTGCGCAGGATTGCGATCCGCTTCCGATAGGGCCTAGCAATGTTCCCGGGCCGGGGCGGCTCCAGGTTGCGTCGGCCGTGTAGACTCCGGTGAGCGCGTCGTAACTGCAGCTGCCCGCGAGACTGAATGACGCCTCTTGCCCGTTGGGTGACGTGCAGGGATCAGGAGTGCCTCCGTAATATCCGACCAACGTGATCGTTCCGCCTAAACTCATGGTGAGGAATTTTTTGGGCGGGCTGGAAGCGTAGCCGGGAGTTTCATCAAAACCAAAAAGAAACGCCGTGCCTCCGCGCTTGCGGCAGAAGAGCGATGGGATCAGCGGCGGCAACGGCTTTTTGGGCGAGATCAGATCCAGCGGCATATCGACCGTATCCCGACCGGAGAAAAATCCCGTTGGATCAAGAAAGCCGCGAGGATCGCTTTGGTCCCTTGGCTCTCCGGCGCTGACCCCACCTCCGATAAGGCTCGTAGGGTTGAAAGTCGAAACGTCGCGCCCTTCGACGAGATACTCCGTGATGAAACCCGAAGCGAGCTCGCCACTGCTGCGATTGCGCTCCGCAATGCGGTCCATCGCAGAGTCGAACGGATCAGGGATCTTCGTGCTCACACGAGGAAGGAGCTAATGTCATCCAGCGCCGGCGGCGTGCAAGTCACCACGGTTTTCCGATACCACTGGACTCCGGCGCTATCCTGAAAGACCGGCTTCAATTCAGCGTCAACCGTCCAAAGTGCTCCGGCGGGATCTACCGGGCCTCCGTAGACCGTGATATTCGCCGCGCTTCCGCCATAGACCGCCTGCCCCAAGCAGGTCCCTCCGTTTGTGTCGAGCGATCCGGCTGTCATCGAGACTGACGTGCCGGGAGCCGGATATGCCCGGTAATCGCGATAGCCGGTGATCTTCGATTGAGGATAATCGCCAAGTCCAGCCCAGCTCGCCACTGATGTCGCCCAAGAAAGAGGATTCCATACCGTGCCGACGCTTCCGATGGACGAACTTGTTTGGTAGGTGATCGTCGTGGTGTGCGGAATGAGCACGTCGATGGGAGGCGAAAGGAAGACGTCCAGCGCCCCGCCCCAGGTTCCGACCGAATGCTTGTATGGAGCCGCCCGACCGGGGTGGCGGAAATTCTGATACCGCGTTGAAACCTTGGTGACCGTCGACGGATCGCCAGCTCCGCCGGCTGCCTGTCGCACGGTCACAGTGTATTTTGTGACGCCATTCTCCTGAACAAACTCGTCACGAATGATTGGTCCGTTGGGAGGGGTGAGCTTCGTGCCCAGACTGACCCATGTTTCATCCTGCAGGCCGGAAAGCTCGCCTTCACCGTGAACGATGATGTTTTGTTCGATCAGCCCTTTGCCTTCCGCCCATGAATAAGTGTAGATGATGCACCCGGGGTCGAAGCGAGATCCGTTTCGCTGCTCTGTGGCGATCAGCGTGACCGTTCCGCCGATGGTGGGAGAAGGAGCATCTGGAGCCACGTTCAGAGAAATGATCTTGTAGATGTAGAGCAGTCCGTTGTTTCGGATTTCAGTCTCGCGATGGATGATGCCCTGACCATGGGCAAAGGTGGCCGTCCAGATCCGATAGCCGTCGCTGTCGGTGTGCTCCATGCTCATCACCACGCTGCCCGCCGGCTGGGCGATCGGGCTAGTTGAGACCGATGGATCGGTGAGATATTTAACCGTGGTCTCGGTGATGCCGTTCACGCCCTCGTCGGCGCTCACCAGGTACTCGGTCGTGCGAGAGATCTCCCCAACACCCTTGGCAAAGGAATAGGTGTAGACCGGCAATCCCATAGGGTAATCGATCTTGGCATTCACCAAGATGAATCCGGATGGAGTCGGCGGCACTTCGTTCACATAGGTCAGCGTCTCGATCGTGAGAGCGCCGTCGAATTTGGTCTGGGTCTCTTGCGAAATCTCGCCGGAGGAGATGTAGGTGCGCTTGATCTTCTTAAGCGTACCGTCATCGGTTCGCTCTTCGGTCTTCAGGATCGTTGTCGGGACTCCGGGTATTGTCGGCCCGACACTCACGCCAGGGATGGCGTATATGCTCGTCCCTGCATTCAACTGCCACAGCTCTTGCCGAACCGTGTAGAGGTCATCCTGCCCAACTACGATGTCGGCATTACCGATTGGAGTCTCAAATAGCCCATTGAGTTGCTCGTACTCCCGCACGAGCTGCGGCGGCCGGTCGACGGGTTTGTCGAACGGGTTTTCGATCTGCCCGGTAACCGTCTGCTGGATGAGGTAGCAATCAGGGAATTTGACGTCGGGAGAACCGCGGTCGATGAAGACTTCGGCTTCCAATCCCTCTCGCGTCTTCGCCGTGAAGTTGAGCACGTCGAAGACGTAGGTGACGCGCAATCGACCATCCGGAAGTAAAATGGTTTTTGGCGCCCGATTTTGGAGATCACAAAATGCCATGGTCTATCCTTTCGCTGGTGTTCCTCCGGCCGCTGAGACTCCAGGCATCTGACTGGCTTTCTGGCCGAGCTGGGTCTGGGCCACCGCATTGCCGCCCGTGGCCGGTCCTTTGGGAGCGCCGCCCGGCGCGCCGCCCGGCGGTTGACCGGGTTGGCCCGGCGCCGGCAGCGCAATCGGCTGAATGATCGTGTCGGCGTCGGCCTTCGGATCCAAGATGCGCAGTTGACGGCGGTAGAACTCCATGACCTTCGGCTGCACCTCCGGAGGGATGCTCATGTAGAAATCCTTAACCAGAGCCGCCGCCTGGGCGGAGAGCTGAAGAATCTGCTGGTTCTTGTGCGCCGTCAGTTCGAAGGTGCAGTGATATTTGATGTCCCGGACGTCGGCGGAAGAGAGGTGACCTAGCTTGAGCGTATCGCCTTCGAGGTAGGTGAACGCCTCGTCCGGGTTCATGTTGGCCAGCGTTACGTCGATCTCGCGCTTCAGCAGCCGCGTGAGCGGACCCTTCAGATCGTCGATGATCGGCTGGAAAAGCTCGTCGCCGGATTGCTGGATGTTGATCACTCCTGTCGCCAGATCGCTCGAATTCAGACCGGCCGCCTTGGCGTCGTTGGCGTTCGAAACACCTGACTCATTCATCAGGAGTTGCATAAGCGTGTCGAGCTGCAGCTTGAGCTGCTCGAATTTCACGTCGTTAAGGTAGATCGGCTTGAGCGTATCCTCCGGCGTGCAACCGGGCTTGAGGGTGTAGGTCGATCCCCAGTTGAGCTTCAAATGCGGATCGCGGTCGCCCTCCTGGGTGTTGGTCGGCTTCCAAAGATCGATCCGGCCGGACCGGCTTTGGCTGAAGTTCCAGCGGTTGAAGATCAGATCGATCGCCGTCTGGTAGCTTTCGAAAAGCTCGACGATGCCCAGTCCGTACCAGCGGCCCTCCATGGGATTGATCCGGACGATCTCAATCGGCCGCAAGCCGTCGGTCGTGACGTTGGCGACATAATCGTAGAAGACCGGCGCTTGGCTCTGCCGGTCGGCAACCACCATGATATTTTCTGCCACCCCGTCGCCGTTCGCGTCGAACCAGAGATAAAACTCGAGGAACTCCGCCACTGGAGAACCGTAGTCATCGGCCGGGATTGGCATGAAGTTTTCGTTTGGCTTCAGCTCTTGGGTGAGAGCGGCCTTCGGCTTGCTGTTGCTTTCGGCCAAGGTCTGCACCAGCGCGACCATCTTTTTTGCGGCATCGAGCCGGCCTTTGGTCGAATCGTCGATCATCCCTCGCTTCACGATCAGATCGATGAATTCCATCACCGGCTTGTCGTAAATGTGAATGACGCAATCGGCCGTCTGAACGTCCGTCGCTGTCATCGGGCAGAGGAAATCCTTGTAATAGATCGGCTCCGACTTCGCCCCTTCGAAAAGCACCTGGCGCCGGGTTAGATCCTTTTTAAGGTAGATCGGGGAATCCGGCTGCGGGGTCTGTTTGTCGCGTGCTAGAACCTGAGTGCCCATCCCGTCTTGCTTATCCTCCCAAGTGTCATTGGGCGTGATATGGTTGCCATCGGCGCCGCGGATCGGCTCGCCTTGGACGTCGACCAAAACCTGAGCTTCGACATCGAAGATCTGATCCCGCACGACATAGGTGGTCTTGACGGCGCATTCGCCAAGGATGAGCGCCCGGGCGATGATCCGCTTTTTATCCTCCTTTGAATCGGACTCCATCGCCTTGAACCGGCAGAACCGCTCAATTTTGTCAGCCATCCCGGTGTTGTTCTGCTCGTCGGCTGGAATCATCGGGTCTTCGTTGCGCTCGACGACCGGGGCCGGATCGACAGAGAACCACGGATCCGAACCGAAGAAGCTGTTCTGGGCGCGGGCGATCATCTGCCGCGCAATGCGGCGGGTGACTGGAATGGCGATGTTGCTGGAGAGAAAAATGTTGTCTGGTCCCATCGTCCATGGGCGCCATGAAACGTCATTGTAGAAAATGGCGTCGTAGCGGGCGCGCTTGCCCATCCAAGTGTCGGCGGCGTGCAATCCCTGACTGGCGAGCAACAGATTGGCCGCCGGTGCCGTGTTCATCCACCACGTCGGGGAGATCACCTGATCGCGGCCGCTGATGCGCTGCAGGTCGTTGTAGCGCCGAAAGGCATGATCCATCATTTTCTTCTCCTGCTCGCCCGTCAGTTTGAGCTGGGTCTGGAATGGAACCTTGGGCTCGCTCTCCGTGCTGTCCGCATCCAACTCTGTCGGACTGGCTACGTCGTGGGCTTTGTCTAGGAATTCGCGAATTTGGTCAGACATGGAAGGCGAGGGTTAACGGTTCTTGCTCATCAGATCGAGAGCTTCCTGGCGGCCAGCGACGGGATGGGTTTTGAAATAGAGCCTGAGAAGGTTGAGTGCGCTATCGCGGATCTGGACTCGACTGCGCCGGGCCGCGAGCATCGTCTGTTTCTGTTCCGGGTTGAGGCTCTTAATGAATTCTTCCTCCCGCTTCTTACTCCGGGTGAACGGAGACTTGGCGTATTTCAGGAAGTCGGCCACGACCGCCTTAGGCGTGCTCTTCTTCAGCAAATCTTCGATCGCGCTTTGGGCTTCGCTGGGCTGCTTCATCTCGATGGCGTGCTCCAAATCGTGCAAATGCCCGACGTAAAACTCGCCTTCTTCCTCAACCTTGTGCGCCAGGTTGAACTGCGTGGCTAGGTTCTGAATGCGCTGGATCTGCGAGGGGGCTTGGTCGAGCTTTACGCCGCCCGAAGACATGAGCTGCTTCTGGAACTGGCCGGCGAACGACTGTCCAGGCTCTCCGGTGATCGCCTGTTTGGCTGATCCGTAGAGCGGAGCGGCCGGGATAGGCAGCGGAACTGCCGCCTTGACGGTCTCCTTTACCAGATTCTCCGGCCGGATCTTCTGCCCCATGGCGTTTGTTCCGAAAAGCATTGTCGCCACCGGCCGACCGATTGCGGAAGCACGGGATCGAATAAACCCTCCGACTGATCGCCTCATGCTATCGGTCTTCTCGTACTTCGACATGATCAGGTGGGTGACCTCAGCGCCGATGCCCATTGGGTTCAGAAAGAATCCGGGGCCTTTTCCGATGACGTCAGGAATCCAGGCGGAGAGCTTGGCCCCGATCCCCTCTTCAGGATTCTCCCATGTCCACTTGCCACGGGTGTACTGGTTGAGTAGTTGATTCCCGACAAAGGTTGCGAGCACCATGGTCGCCACGGAGCGCGTCAGCATTGAGGTGGCGAGCCCTTTGCCCATGGCGAGGTTGGCGGCCGACTTGCCGGCGTTGACGACGGCGCCGCCTTCCGACTTGAGTAGTCCCTCGTTCCACTGCGGAGCCAGCACGAGCAGCCGCATGACATCCTGGGCGGACTTGCTCTTGAATTGCCCTTGCCGGCCAAAGTTGCCGAATCGGGTGTTGATCTCCTGGGCAACCTTTCTGGCAACCTCTTGGTCACTGAGTCCGGCGTTGCCCTTCATCCCGCGCTGCCGGTCATATTCCATCGTTCCGATCTCGGACATGATGCCGCGCTGGAAGGAGTCGAAGAGGAATTTATTGAACCGCCCGATCACCGGGAGTCGCCGCAAGACTTCTTGGTGGAGATTGTCGGCGATCTGCCCGACGTTCATCCCTTCCTTCGTGAGCATGTCGAGCTTCACCTTGGTCTGGATGAGCTGCTTGATTTGCTCCGGCGAGCAGCCGTCGAGCCGGGCCTGTTTGACGATCTCGCCCGGGGTGTTATCGAGTAGATTGAGGCCGCGCTTATAGGAAAACGGGTTGGGCATTTCAGCGCCTCCGCCCATCACTCCGCCCGCGTTTGCACGCATGGCGGCGTTCCAGGCCGCCAGCCGGCCGAAGTGGAAACTGTCGAAGAGCAGGTTCGACGACTTCCCTCCGGCGTTGGCCTGCTGGACAACCTTCATGAACCCATCATCGCCAAGGCGGCTTGGATCGGTCAGCGCGTGAAAGATTCCCTCGTATCCATTCATCACGGCGATGGCTGTGCGGCCGACGTGCTCGACGGTGTAACCCTTCGGAGCGTCGAAATACTTCGATCCGTTCGCACGTTCCTTTAGGGTCGGTTCGGCGGCGATCGGGCTCTTGGTCAGCGGGTCGGTAATCCCCTTCAGCCCTTCCATCCAGGCGCCCTTGTTGATCATGCGCTGGCCGTGCATCAGCCGGGATTGCAGGAGGTCGAGCGCGTCCAGGCTCTTCGGGTTGACGCCGGCGGCGAGCGAGTCGGCAAAAGTCTCATGCGTGCGGTTCTTCTCGAAACTGCTGAAGTCGCCACGGCTTCCTTCCCCGGTGAACCAGTGACCCAAGGAATTGTCGATGTCCTGGGCGTGCATGACGTAGTTCGATCGATAGATCGTGTCGATGCCGGCGGCGTTCTCGGCGGTCACCTGATCCCGCGTCATGCGGTGATAGCGGTCCACCATCGGCTTCATCTCCGCCATGTGGGCCTGAGCAAAGGCAATCGAATCGAGAGCGCGCTGCTTCCACTTCTCCGGCGCCTTCTTGCTCGCGCCAATCTTGGCGGCCATCGCGTCGAGCGCCTTGCTGTCTCCGCCGGCCTCAACGGCGAACGTCAGGGCGTCACGGGCGGCCTTCTGGTCTGTCTTTTGCCCGAAGGCGTGTACGATGTCGTTCTCAATGGCGCGGGCGTTCTGGCGGCCGAAGAGGTTGGCTTGATTGTCGGCGGCGTCCCGGCTCTTCGCCATCTCATCGTAGATCTTACCCTTCTCCCCGAGCCCCATGTTGAAGGCGACATTTGCGATACGATCGCGAACCTTCTGCATGCGCCCGGCGGCAGCGGCGCCGGATGCGGCAACTCCGCTGTGCGCCATCTTGATGTCGTTGGCCAAATCCTCCAGAGCCTCGGCGCTGGCGTTCGGGTACTTCGCCTTGAAGTGTTCCTGCGCCATCTTCACCACGTCGGCAACCGCCCGCCCGGCTTTGATGGCGCCGATGGCCAGATCGATCGCTCCGTCATAGGCGACCGAGAACGGAGAGGCACCCAGGGTCGCTCCCGGTGGCATCATCTTCGCCTTTTTCAGAGCGTCGATCACCTTGTCGGACGTGCGTTTCTGCGGCTTACTCTCGGCTTTTTTGGCGGCGGCTTCTCGAGTCTTTTTGGCCTCCGCTGCGCTTTGCTCCGGAGTCTGGGATTCGAGTTCCAGAGCCGGCCCGGGAGGCTCGGCAGCGGCAACCTTCTTTGCAGCAAGCTCCGCATCAATCCTCGCATCTTCTTCTGGCGATTTATTCCCTTCTTCTATGGCCGCCCGAATAGATTCCGGACTTTGTGCTTTGGCTTCTGGCGGGCGTTGGACAGCGCCACCGCCACCGCCTGCTTGTTCGCCTTGGCCTTTCCGAACTTCTGCGCCGTTCGCTGGAATGTTGGTCCCTTGTGGAATTCCCTGATGTTCTCCGATATTACCTTTTGGCTTTTCCCCGGTTTGAGTGGCATTGGCTTTCGCTTTCTCTTGGGCCACGCGCTCGGCTTCGGCCGCGCGGGAGGCGATTGATTCCTTGGAGTAGTATCCGGTTTGGGTCGCAAACTCGTGGGCCTCGCGGAACATCTGCGCCTTGGCGCCCTCGGCTAGTGCACGGTCCATGTCGCCGGCATCCATCGCAGTGTGGGAAGCCTCGCGCGCAAGCTTCGCGTGGCTGTCCAGTCGGGCGACGAGATCGGTGTTCCCTTTGGCGGCTTCACCCATCTCCTTTGCGTGCTCGGACCCTCCTCGTTTGTTTGGTCGATCAGCCTTCGATTGTTTCGTGAAATCATCCGCGCTCATCCGGCTGAAGGCATCCATCACCTCGCCAACGTCGTGAGTCGTTCGGCTGCCGGTCGGGGATTCGCTGTCCTTGATCTGCCATTGGGAAAGCTCCGGGCCGTGGCCTTCGATAACCGCATGCTTCTTTCCAAGGAAATCGACGGTCTTGTCCCCCATCTCGGTCTTCTGCGGTTTCGGCGCTGCTGCCGGCTCGGCGGGCGGCGGCGTGACGATCGGCGCGGCCTTGGCGGCTCCAGCCGGTGCTGGCGTCGGGGCGGTCGGAGGCTTGGGCGCTGTTTTTGGAGCGGCGGACGGCGGTTCTGCGCCCGGCGGTTTCATCGCCTCAGCCTCCGTCATCGGCTTGCCGGTCGTGACATCGACAAACCCCGGCGGCTTCTGATCGGCCTGGGCGGCGCCCGGCGGCGGCTTGGCCCCTTTCGGCTGGCCTTCGGCCTCGAATGGCTTCGTTCGCCCTTGAGCCGCGGCGGCGGGCGGAGGCGCTTCGGTGCCCTGCTGGTTGAAATTGGCATCTGGCGGCGGAGCCTTCGGAGCGTTCTTTTTGCCGAATGCCTTCTCGAATCTGTCGACAAACTCCTGATCGCTCCATCCGGCCTTCTTGGCGGCGGCATGTGCCTGTGCCGGACCGTTCTTGCCCTTGAGAGATTGGAGGCGCTTGTCGATCGCTTCCATGCGCGATTTGAGATCGGCGGCGGACGCTTCTTTGGCCGGACCTCCGGCGCCGAGTTGGTTCTCTCCCTCCTTTGGAACGAGCTCGGCGTTCGCCTCCTTGGCCGGCATGCGCTGCTGTTCGTCGAATGCGGCCTGTTCGGGCATCTGTCGGCCTGCCGGCCCGCCGCGGCCTGCCTCTGCCTTCGCCCGCATTTCTCCGAGCGATGGGCCTTTGGCCTTCTCCTCGCCGCCGAGAATCATCATCTGAGCGACCGCCGACAACACGCGCGCCGGATCGACGCTCTTGTTTTCCTTAAGGTCGAAGCCGACGCTCTGCGCGGTGGCGACGCCGGCCTTAATCGCGAGCGCCTTGGCTGATGCCGTCTCGGCTGCGGTGACCTCCTGCCGGGCAGCTATCTTGCCAAGGGCAAGCATTCCGCGCGCGGTACTGACCGCGCTGAGTCCGAACGCCGGTGCCTGTCCGGCGGCTCCGCCGAGGGTTTTGGCAATCGGATGCTGATCCCAATCCTTCGCGGCATAATCTACGAGCTTGTCGTACTGATCTGGGAATGCCGCCTTGATAAGTGCCCGCTGGGCTTTGTCGGCCAGCATGTAGCCGAGAATGGCCGATATGCCGCCGCCGATTATCGCTCCGCCGGCTTCGCCAATGCCCGTCTCTCCCAGTCCTGGGATCATGGCGCCGATCTTCGTGCCAAGTAGCCCTCCGACCTTGCCAGCCTTGGCCGCGGCCATTGCCGGCACGATATTGACTCCGGCATCGCGCAAAACGGCGCCCATGGCCGTCGTCTTCAGGCTTCCAATGTACTCCGTGACCTTGCGCTGCTGATCTGCCGGAAGCTGGGTCAGCCGATTGGCGTAGAGGTTTTTCAGGTAGTCCTGTTCCTCCTTGAGCGAAGCGATCATCTGGCCCGACTTCGGAGCGAGCGATTGGCCGGCGAATCCCTGGATCGTTTCCTCGATGTCATTGATCCGCTGGTTCATCGCCAGCAAAGAACTGGGCTTGAAGCCTGTCTTCCCGTCGCCGTAAAGCTGAGCGATCCGGTCGATGGACAACGGGCCAACCTGCTTCACCCCTTTGGCCACCATGGCGAACGGCTCTTGCTGGAGTTGATCAGGCAGACCGGGCAATGGCCGCTCAGCGGCATCGCCGGAGCTCAGTCCGCGCGGTCCGAGGGTCTTAGCAAAGTCCGTCGCCTGCTGGATGCCTTTGGCGAATTCGTCCTGCTTCTTCAGGATCTCGGACAGGACCGGATCGTTTTTATCGGTCTTGCCTTGGAGATCGAGGATCGCCCGCCGCACGTCGGCGAGGTTCTTCGCGTTGTCGTGCCCGGCCTTCAGCTTGTAGATCGCCAGATCGGCCTTCGCCTGCTTGGCCCGCACGTCCAGCTCCCCGCCTTTGGCAATCTGGCCGGCAATATCGGCTTGCTGCTGCTGCGTGGTCTCCAGTTGAAGCTGAAGCTGATTGGCCTTGGTCTGTAGCTGGAGCGCGGCGTCGGACGGTTTTCCGCCCATGCCTAGAATCCCGCCGGTTGTCTCGTTGAAATGGGGATCCGCTCGGAGCGTATCGATCTGCTTCTGGATGTCCTCGGCTTTTGTGCCGATAGCCTCATGATCCGCCGTGGCCTGGGCGATCTGCCCCTGGATCTCCCCGTTGGCGCTTTCCACCCCGTTGATCGCCTCGCGCCACATGGCGGCATGCCGGTGGGCGAATTCCCGGGCGGCGGCATGGGCAATCGTCGGATTGGTGTGCCCCTTAAGATCGTCGATCTTGCCGATGGGCTTCAACTCGCCATCGGGCAGGTTGTAATAAAGATTCTCATCGGCCGGGTCGCCGGAGGTGGTTATCGGAGGGGTCTTGTACTCCTGTTTACCGTAGGCGTTGCGGCGGACCATCATGGTCTCGCCCTTTTCATTCTCCCCGGTCTCGAATCCGGTTGGCCGATACATTGGCCGTCCAGTCGTGTCGATCACCGGCTGGAGATCGCCATACGGATCGCGATAGAACGACTGGCCGGTGGCGCGGAACTGCGCTTCGCGCTGGCTGTTGACCTGCCGCTGTTCCTCTAGGTCGACGTTCTTTTGCTGGCGCTGCTGCTTTTGGGCAGTGTAATCAGACTGCCGCACCGCGGCGGCTTGCTCGTCCGGGCGCACCGCCGGCATCCAGCCGGACGGCGCAAACGGCATTTGCTGCTCCCACTGCTGCCGGCGCTGGGTTTCGAGATTCGAGATCGCGTCAGCGTGCCGCTGATCTTCGTCCTCCGGCGCCGCCAGCGCCCCGCGCACGCGGGTTAGCGGCGTGATCGGAGCCGGGAGTTTGTTGCCCGCCGGCGGGTTGGTTGTCTGTTCCGGCTGCTGCTCTTCCGGCTGTTGTGCGGGCTGTTGCTGCTCTTCTGTCGTCTGTTCGTCTTCTGGTCGGGCTGGGCGAGTCGTGCTTTTCAGCATCTCTTCTGTGTCGGCTGGTGCGGGCATCGGAGTAAGTGCCCACTACACCCCTATTTTACATCCGTCAATTTGTTGCTACGAATAGGGGTTTGCACGGACAACCGTGTCTTCCCTCAGATCGGGCGGTAGCAGGAACCCTGTATCCCGCGGCGGCATGACCGTGCCATGCTCCAGCAGGAGCAGGCCGAGCCCGATCCCGATCGGATCGTCGTCGTGGTAACCCTCGCTCGCGCCCGAAGTACCGTCCGGCCGGGTGATAAACTGTTCGCACTGCTCCAAGGCATCTTCATCCCAGATGTCGATTCCCTCGCCCGGTGAGTCCCATTCGCGAATCGCCTTGGCCAGACATTCGACCAGAATCTCGCGGGTCTTCACATTGGTCTGGTAGCCGTAGGCTTTGGAGGTCTTCTGTTCGCGCTGATTGAAGATCTCCCGCATATACAGATTTGCGCTCCGGGTCTTCAGCAATTCCGTGAGCCCTCGGTCTTGGTTCATTTCGATCCCGATGCAGCATCCGAAGCTCGGTCCGTAGTACCGGGCGAGTTTCCAGATTGCCTCTTCCAGAACGTCAATATCCCAGCGAGACCGGATGATTCGGGCGGCCGTGCATGGCCGGGTCCATTGGCCGTTATTGCCCCAGAAACCCTGCCGAAGAACCCAGGCGGCGTGATAGTCGGGATCCTGTCCGCCGACTTGGGTGATGCCGGTCATCGGGTCGACCGACAGGAAATAGCGCCGGCCAACCGTCGGCCGCTCGAAGATCTTGAACTTCGCCTCGCCCAGCTCGGTCGGGCGTAAAACGATCCGGCCCTTTGTCTCTTCGATGATCCCGGTCTGGACGCTAGCCAGCTTCAGCCTTTTCCGTAGTACGGAAAGTCCGGTCTGGTTGAAGCGCAGGTTGCCGGACTTAACAAAGGCGTCCTGCCAGGAGTGCGGATAGTCCCGGTCGAAGACGATCTTGTCTCGTTTGCATTCCTCGTGGATGGCGTAGCGCCGCCAAGCAAGCTGTTCGTAAACGTCGAAATCCTTGACCGCTGTGCCAAGGCGGATCGTTCCGTTGTCGTCGCGCCCGTAGCGGTCGATGAGCTGCTGCTCGCCCTTGAATTCCTCTTCGGAGTCGAGCGTGCGTTGGATCTCTTTTTTCTGGTCGGTGTCGAGGCGTAATGCGGAATCTTCAAATTCAAAAAATGGTGCAAACACCCTCACGTACTGGCCGGGTTGAATTGTCACCCTACCGGCAATGAAATCCTCAGCGTCAACAGCATCCATCCAGCGTTTATGGAAGTCGTTACCCGAGCCTTCGGCAGTTGATTCTAGGAAAATCGCCGTGCCGGGGTTAAGTGGCACCGCCTTCAATACGTTGGTCAGAACATCTGCGGCATTATTGACACCATAGCGGCTCCATCGGGCAACCTCAGTTGCGTGAAGCAATGTATAGGTATCCCCGATCCCGGCTTGAACATCGCGAGCGGTTTCTTTCTTCGCCCGGCTTCCGTTGCTGAACGTCGCCCCTTTCTCGTTTACGGTGCCGGTGTTTCCCCAGTTGAATGTATCGTTGTCGTTATACGTTTTCAGCATGGTCCACAATCCCACCGTTTGGTCTTGCTGGCCACCGATGAAGATGGCGGACGTGCTGGTCCGGCGCATTGCCGTGTAGCCGAGTGCGGTGAAATAAGTGGTCGATCCGCGCTGCCTAGGTTTCAACCCCAATATACGAATCGGAAGTTTCAGCCGCACGAATTGGTTCACCGTCGCTTGGATCTTTTTCTGCAGATAATTCAGGCGCGGGGTTATCAACCCAATGGTCCTATCCTTCCCCCATATTTTGCCCGACGTTTCAGCCCAAGCTCCGGTGTTGGTCCTGACCGCCGCTTTAAGTAGTTCGCTCTCGTTCATCTCGGCATCCTTTGCCCGACCCAGTCATGGACCCGCTTGAATCCAAGGTTATCGAAGAACTCAGGGGCCCGCCGGCTGCAGGCGATGCAGATCGTGCCGGAGACCCACGGATGGGCAAGGGCGGCCTGGAGTAGCTGGCGGCCGTAGCTTTGGCGCTGGAATTTCTCGTCGATCACGATCTCGGCGACGGTGGAGAAGACCGCCCGGTCGGTCACCACGCGCGCGAAGCCGATCTGTTCGCCCATGATGTAGAGCCCGAAGCACAGGCTTGAGAGAAAGCATCGCCCAATGTCGGCATCGGTCAGCTCGCGGTAATCGTAGAGCTGGCGGAGGTGCTTGCCGGTCCACTCCAGATCGAGGCGGCCCGTGCCTTCTTCGACATCAGCGTGAAGCGTGTTCGGTGAAGTTGTCTCGGGTGGCATAGACTTCTTTTAGGCGGGCGACGATTTCCCGGCGCAGGCGGACGAGCGGCACGCTGGGATTCAATGCCCTATCTCCGCCATCGTAGCCTTGTTTTGGATCGTGGTGTAGCCCTCCCTGCCCGATGTGATCGACGTAGCTCCGGCGGGCGACGGCAAATCGGTGGCCGAGGATCTCTGGAACCTGCCAATCCCAGTGGGCCAAATTATCGACGAACGGCATGATGGATTTGACGTGCTCTCGCGTGAGCAGGTAGGAGATGCCGGGCGCCACGCGCCGCCAAATGATGTCGCTGTCGGGATCGTCCTCAATCGTGTTTCCCTGGATGGTGACATGCGCCATCGTGTTGTAGAGACAAACCGGGGCACCGCCAGCAAGAGCCTGTAGCCTCAACGCTTCCTTGCGCCATGCAGGATCGTGGAGCGCGTCAGAGTCCGTGAGGTAGCAATAAGGAAGCCCGCTGGCCCAGAAAGCACGAAAGTGATTCCGCCGCTGGGCCTCGATCCCGATTGCGTGGGGCTCACGATGGACAACCGTTGCCCACTTCTCGAGGAACTTGTAGCCGAATTCGGTCGATGCGTCATCATAGATCACCAGAATGTCGCCAAGCGCCATGCCGGCCTTAACAGTCGGGACGCACTCGGCGACGATGGAGCGCCGATTGTGGGTCGGAATGGCGATGTAAAACCGATCATCCATCAGATATATACCTCGTCGTTGGGCTTCTCCTCGCCGCGGTTGCGCACGGCGTCGTAGGTGTTCACCGGGAGCACGGGTCTCCCTGATTCCTCGTCGTGGGTGTGGTTCTCGCTGGTGCGTTCGAGATAGTCGATGCGCGCGCGCTGGAGCTTCACGACTTCGCGGAGCCGCTCGATCTTCTCATCGCAGTCGAGCTTGCTCCAGTTGGGTTTCATGCCGAGCCCGGAGGAATTCTGGGGGACGGCGGGGGAGGGATAGTTCTTGGCCATGGTGGGATTTCAGAGCCAGTCAACAAATCCAGATTCTTTCCAGAGGGGGTTGCGGGTTATGAACGTCTGTGCCCCCTGGCCATAGGCTTCGTTGCTGTTCTCATGTTGATAGATTGCATCGGTCGGGACGTTCGGATTGTGATAGGGGTGTTCGTGGCGCATTACAAGTTCCCGCGCTTCGACCAGTGTGCAGCGGCCGAACTTGGCATCCTGATAGGCCCGAAGCGTAAAGTCTCCATCGCTGAACACGGATCGATAGCCCTTGTGCAAAAATTCACCTTCCTGTTCGTACCGGGCACGATTGCAGATGGCGGTGCATAGCAGCCGGTCTTTGCGGTAGCCGTCGGACACGGCGACGACGGCGGGCATCGACGCCCAATCCTTGCCGCAGACCTTGTAGAGCCATCCCACCAGCGAAAGATCCCATTTCTCCGGCGGCTGGATGTCATCCTGTCCCTGCACCAAGATCGTCCCGCTGCTCTTTTTGGCGGCGGCATCCCAGGCGGAGACGGAGCTGTGACCGGGGATTTCGACGATATGGATCTTCGCAAAGCGGAGGATCGTGGCCTGATTGCCGACGGCGTGCATCAGGTCGGGCGATGATGGATCGGAAAGATCAATCGCCAGAATGTACTCGATCGACGCTGGATTGACCGCCCGGTCGTGGAACAAACGCATCGCGGCGACCGCCTCCTTCGGGCGGCCGCGCGTCGCGTGCAAGACTGAGATGGCGATTCCCCCCATCAGCCTTGTCTCCCAAAGAGCCCCTTCACTTTGTTGAGCTTGGGGTTCTTCTTTTTGGCGGCCGGGCTCGCCTTGCGGCTCGAATTGGCGAGGATGGCGCCGGCATTCTTGGCGGGGACGCCTTGCTTGGCTGCGATTTTTCCCTGAACGGCTTTGAAGCTCATGATGTTTTGTTTTTGAGTTTGTCTGCGGTTGCGCCGTCATCCACCCAAGGGAGGAAGTCCTTCAAGCGGACCGGCCAAGTGGTGTTCTCCTGTAGCCGCTTCCAGTGAGCAACCGCATTCTCGTAGCCGTAGAGGTATTCCTTCAGGCGAACCTGCGCCTCGGTGGCATAGGCCATATGCTCGAAGTTGAGTCCGAGGCTGGCGGTATTTTCAGGCGGCATGCACCAGCCGATGTTATGGTTGAAGACTGGCGGCTCGTGACTCTGGAACCGGGCTCCTTTGTGGTAGCGCCATGCACGGAGCCATTCTCCGGGGTTGTTGCCGTAGTGACCGAGCGCCGTCGTGATGATGTCCTTGCCGACGAAATATCGGCAGTAGAACTGCATCGATTCGATCCGAGGTAGATCCTTGAACATCCGGACGAGCTTGTCCAACTGGGATGCGGCCCATAGCTCATCAGAGTCGATCTGCATGACGACCGCCGGCTCTTTGATCGATTCCATCGGCGCGTTGACCATGGTAATCTTCCCATCCCAGAAGGCGTTTCTCCGAATGGTGATTCTCGGATCCCCGGCGATCTTGGCGAGGTATTCTGTCGTGCCGTCATTCGAAAGGCGTGGGCGAAGGGGTTTGCACCAATTGGTACAGTGCCGGTTGTTGGCCACGCCCTCGATGACATGCCAATGCCAGTCGCAGCGGAGCTTATGGAATTCCGGCAGATGCCGCTCGATCCAGGGTTCCCCGTCGAGTACGATCGTGATGATCTCTAGGCGGGGTATTTTCATGCGATCACGGAGTCCCTGTTATATGGGATCTGCGGCTGGTATTTTTCAGCCCACTTGCGAAAACTCGTCCGGTTGTGAACGGCGGCGGGTTCCTGTTCATAGCCCGGTTTGAACCAAGACGACGCATGAGTCTCGTGCACGGCAAAGCGTTCTACGCACTCGCAGGGGAATAAGTCGATCAGCAGATTCTCAAGCGTCGAGGCGATGCCTCGGTGATGCCGGATCAGCGCGGCCAGTCCCAGATCCCAGCTATCGACCGCGAGGATGAAGTCGGGAATCTCGCTCCAATGCTCGTCGAGCCATCTGCGGGTGAAGCCGAACAACTCGCGTCCGCAATGTCCGGTGTGCCGGCGCATGCTGGCGGCGCCGTAAAGACCGACATGGGATCGAGCCCATGGAATCACCTCCGCCTTCAGCCCCACGTCATCCGGCCCGAAAATAACGACGTCATCCGGAGCCATCTTGGCCAGAGCCTCTCCGAGCACGTCCTTGAGATAGTGCAGCGGTCGGGCGCACTGAACTTGGCGGGCGTCGCGGTCAAAGTCGGTGACATGGACCGGAATCACTCCAGCGTTGTAAAGGTTCACCCAGGTCTTGCGCGCGCGCTGGTGCCGTTCGGTGTTGCCGAAAAGATCGACCGCGTGAAAGATGCGCCCGACATTGGGATACAATATCCGGTCGCAAGCCGCAAGGATTGCGGACGCTGAGACTTCCGCGTATCGAAAAGTGGCAATGGTTGACGGCGGCGGGACCGAGCCCAGCCAGCCGTTGTTAATTATGGCCACGACCGGAATCCTTGCGGCCCGCGCCAGATGCAGATGCACGGTGTCGACGGTGACAAGCAGCACGGCGGCATCGAACAATCCGAGAAGATCGTAGAGGCGTTCCGCCCGCACTTCGCTCATGTCGACAACCTCGTATTCAGAAAATTGATACCGTAATGAGGCCAGCAGAGGAGCGGAGTCGGAGAAGGGCGACGAGATGCTCTGGCCGGCGAAGAGGATCATTGGCTTATCGTGCCGATGCTTGGCCAGGAGCGCCTGCTCGCGTCGGCTGTCGCGGCGGTCAAAGACCAGCGGCCAGCGGCCGAAATCGTCGAGTGCCCCGGCCAGCCGCCAGGATTCCTTCTGGTAGGAAGAGGTCAATCGCTCGCCGTCGTGTGGGTTATTCTCTACCTGACAGACCACCGGTTTTTCGGTGTGCCGGTTCTGCTTGGCCCAGGTCTCCGCCCGGGCCGGCTGGTTGTGCGGGCCTGGATAGAGCACCGACTGGAAGTAGCTGCAGCCTTGTGTTAGCGGAAGGTATTCCTTTGCGACGAGCAGGTTGGCCGGCTCGTTATGGAAGCGGTCGCGCCAGAGCAAAGGAAAAATGTTTATGCAATCTCCGTTCCTTCCCAGCTCAATGTAGAGCTTGCGAGCCATCGGTTAAAAGAGCGGCGGATCGGGCAACTTTAGCTCTTGGCAGATTCGTAGGTAGACCGGCATCGATGGCCAGTTGAAGCCCGATTCGATATTGAAGAGCGATTTGTAGGAGATGCCTACTTTGTCGGCCAACGAGCGCAGCGTCGGGAATCCGCTATCCAGGCGGTGAGCCTTTAGGTTCTGCCCAAATCTCTTCAAATTCCGGTTCTCGTTTTCCATTCCGGTGCAGTGTGGAATCATCGTTTATCCCGTCAAGCGGGAATTGTCCTTGACAGCCGTTCCCGGCGGGAGTCTTTGGATCGCATCGTTTCCCATGGCACCGCAGACCCATCCTCACACCCTTGAGACTTTACGGTCTCACGCCGACCGTTGCCCGGTCGCCTGTCGGTGGCCGGCGGGAAACGATCTTCCGGGCAGCGGCGGCGCTTCTCTCATCCCATGACAACCACACCGCCCGTCACGCCTGCCCAGCCTGAACATCCGTTCGTTCAAATGCTCCCGTCGCTCCATCGCGGCGAGACCCTGAGCGAGCTTCGCGAAGCCCTCGACCACTGCATCGAAATGGTCCGGAAAACCGGACTCAAGCAAACCCTCCGGCTGGAGATCGATTTCTCGCCGGCCAACAAGGGCGAGGTGACGTCGATCGAGACCATTGCCAGGGTCAACGAGAAGATCCAGAAGACGCCGCACCGTTCGACCGTCTTCTTCGTGTGCGCCGACGGCACGCTTTCCCGCGATGATCCAAAGCAGATGGAACTGATTCAGGAGATGGCCGAAACCGCCCGGGTCGTCGTGCCGATCTCTTCCAAAGCCCAGTAACTTTCTCCCTCTCAACCCTCAAAAACTATTCCCATGGAACGTAGATCAGAAGCCGATGCTGTCGCGGAACTCGCGACCCAAAACGTCTCGCCCATCATCGATCCGTTCAAATCTCCCGACTTGAAGGATTCAACTCCGATCGTCGTCTGGCCGCGCACCGGCAAGATTGAATCGATCGAGCGTTACCTCATTACGCCGCTTCGCCGGCGCGCCGTTGCGACCGTTCGAGACACCGCCAGTTTCATCGCTTACGTCAATCGCTTCAAAGCGCCGAACACGATGCTCTTTTGCGAGACGGACGATGATACAGGTTCATTTACAGCCTTCATTGATTATCACGGTCCGGAAGGTGCGGACTGGTGTGAACATCGCTGCAACTTTATCCTTGAGCTGGCTCCGGAGTGGAAAAAATGGGCAGGCAGCAACACTCTGGCGATGAACCAAGAGACCTTCGCGCGCTTCCTCGAAGACAATCGCCTGGACATCATCGACCCCAAGGCCGCCGACATCATTGAGATGGCCCAGTCGATCGAGGCAACAACCAGCGGCCGTTTCAAATCCGCCCAACGTCTTCAGAATGGCGATCGGGAATTCGCCTACGAAAGCACAACGACGGTCGGCGTCCGTGGTAGCCTGACGCTCCCAGAAAAGTTGACGATCCAGATCCCGGTATTCATGAAGGGGCCGAGTTACTCAGTCGAGGCGTGGTTTCGTTACCGGATCAAAGAAGGGACGCTGGTTTTGTTCTACGAGTTGATCCGCCCGCACAAAGTCATCGAGGCCGCGCTCGACGCGATGCGAGCTGAGGTTGCTGCTGGAACTGGTCTTCCGATCCTGACGGGTACGACGCTGCCGCTTCCGATCCCGGCCTAGTAGGCTTTCACAGTCAACGCCGTGGCCGGTCCTATTCCGGCCGCGGCGTTTCATTGCCCATGAAACCTGAAGAGGTTTGGCCGGACCTGTTCCGGCGTGGTTTGTTTTCCGTGGCTCGCCCGAAAGGAGTGATCGAGCCTCCGGCTGGGAAGGCCCAGCTCTACAATTTCGCCAAAGGCCAGCAGCAGCGCCGAGAGCGCGAGCGGGCCGAATCAGAAGATGGAACCTGCCCGAGCCGGCCGTTCCGAGGCGTGCACCAGACCGCATGATCGACATAGACTTTAGCGATCCCGAGCCCGAGCGAAAGCCCGATCCACCAGCACCCAGGCCGGCGGCTCCGAAACCTCAACAGCCAATGCCTTCTCCGCGCCAGGTTCCCCTAGACAAAATCGACAAATGGACTCCTTCCGAGCGCCAGCTTCCGCCGCCGCGCGCTGAGATCATCACCACCGGATCTTTCGTCGGCCGCACGCCGCCGCACAGCATGGAGGCTGAGGAATACCTGATTTCGTGCTGCCTGCTCGATGGCTCGGACACGATCGCCAAGTGCATCGACGGCCATCTTTCTCCCGCTGCGTTCTACTTCCCACCGAACCGCATTATCTTCGAGAAGCTGGTAGAGATGCACCTATCGAAGAAGCCGGCTGGGATTGAAATCCTGATCGAAGAACTGCGCGAAGCTCACCAGCTCGATGCAGTGGGCGGAGTCCCATATCTGATTCAAGTCAGCTCTCGAATTGGCACGACGGTTCAGGCGCAATACTTCATCGCCAAGGTCCGCCAGCTCTACCAGATCCGCGAGGCCATCAAGATCGCGACATCGACGGTCGAGCAGTGTTTTGGATGGGACGGCCAAGATGACGCTTTTCTGGGCAATGCCCAGCAGCAATTCGCCTCGCTGGCCCAGCTCAACGGAGTTAAGCGCCCGGATCCGGTCGGGCTGTTCGACTTCGAGCTTCCGCCCGATGGAGATAGATCGATTCTGGTGGGCAACCGCTATCTGAACCGCGGCGACGGCGGGGTTTTGGTCGGAACATCCGGCATCGGCAAAAGCTCGATTGAGAAACAGATGGCGGCGTTGTGGGCGCTCAACCGAAACGCCTTCGGGATGCAGTCAAACGGTCCGCTCACCTCGCTGATGGTGCAGGCGGAAGATTCACCGGGCGATATTGCCGAGGTGGCAACGTCGCTTCGCTTCGGGCTCAATTTGTCGGAGAGCGACGCCAAGCTCGTAAACCAGCGCGTGCGAATCCATACCGACCGAAAGAACCGGGGTGAGAAGTTCCTGCTTAACCTGCGCCATCTGATCGAAGATCACCGACCGGATCTCGTATGGATAAACCCCCTACAGGCGTTTATGGATGGCGACGTGACGCAGGCGGCCGATCTGGGAAAGTTTTTGCGCGAGGGGCTGAACGGGATCAACGATCCTCCGGCCTTCGGCTATATCCTCGTCCACCATACAACCAAGCCGGCGACTGGGAAGGATCGGGCGGAGCGGCTCTGGCACGAAGTCATGTACGACATGGCCGGCGGAGCCGAGATCATTAACTGGGCGCGCTTCATCATGTCGCTTCGGCCGGCGGTCGATAAAGGGAACTTCAACCTCGTGCTGGCCAAGCGCGGCATGCGCGCCGGCGTGACGAAGCGCGTCGAGGCCGGCGCAGGCTGGCGCGACGAGCCGGTCGACACGATCCCACTGAAGCACTCGAAGAGCCTGATCGAGATCCCGGGTAGGAAGCGGAAGCTGCCGGCGATCTTCTGGGAATTGCGCGATGCCGATCCTCCGCCAGTTGAAGACCATTCCGAAGCTCCAAGAAAAGGCCGGGAAGTAACCGAATCCTTTGCCGTCTATCGACCCTTCTTCCCCAAGCCCGGTCAGCCGGCAGCCGATCTCAATACGATCCAAAAGGCGGCCAACGGAACCAAGCCCATCAGCCGAGGGAAGCTGTACGAGGCCATCCAGGGCTGGATTTCGATGGGGCTGGTTCTGTTTATCCCAGCCACGGGTCAGAGTGGAACGGCCATGTATACGCTGGCCCCGTTTGCCGAGCTGCCCAAAGAAAAGGCCCAGGTGCGAACACCTGAGCCAGAGCTTCCGGAGGAAGCCACCGACAATTTGCCGTTCGGCTAGGCCCCGAACAGTTCCCCGAACTTGGCCAGATCCTTGTGGCGGATGCCCCAGCGCATGGCGGTGACGCATTGCACGGCGACGGCGTGGTCGGCATCTTCCAGTTCAATCGTACCGCCCGGTTCGACTGTCTCCACGGCGTCCTCAATCTTATTTCTGGCGCGCATCTCCTTGTAGTCGAAACCGCCCTGCGGAGGGTTGGCAAGGCAGAGTTTCAGAAGCGAAGCGGCGGTGATCGGGCTCTTTATGCCGGGGATCTCGATGGTGAAGATTTGATTTGGTAGTGACTTCATGGAACCTTTGCTATGACCGGTGCCCCACTTGAATGCAAGCCTGCCGGCGGTTACGCGAACGCTGTGATGAGGCCGTTTTTGATGGTGATCGTTTTGCCGACCAAGGAGGCCGTGGT